GGTGTCACTTCAACGCCATCCTCTGTAAGATTGGCAAAGCTATCGCCAAACCATAGGTTTACTGTCCATGTGGCTGCATTGCGCCAGCCGTTGCAAGTATTGTCTGTCATATTGTCTCACTCCTATTATTGGCCCTAATGCCATCCTCGGCGCGGATTGCTCCGCGCTCCGGTGGTGCTAGTCAGCGTTGATGTCGCGCCAATCGAACATCTCGACCAGCTTGTTCTTGTCGCCACGCAGAGCAACACTGATAACGCCAGCGCGATTGAGAGCCTCAACGGCAAGCTGCCGTGCAATCTTGAGGTCGGTGCCAAGATGAAAGCCATGTGGCTTAATGCCGTCTGCTGTCTCAATGTCCATTTGATACGTCATGCTACTCACTCCTGTTGATTGATTAGTTGGCATCGACAACGAATGTCGACGATAGCAGACCAGCGGTTACGATTGCCGCTGCACATTCTTCTGCATTGGCGAAGCCATCGACATAGGCGTAACCCATTGCGTCGATGCAAGCGTCAAGCAGACGATTGCTGTTGCGGATATACTCGCGCGGATCGGCGCAAGTCTCGAAATCGCCAGCGCGTAGCTGCTGCGACAACAAGCTGTCGATTGTTTCGAAAGCTGCGAGGGTGATTGACTGCGACATAATGCTTACTCCTATTTGCGTGGTTGATGCCCTCTTATTAACCCTCAAACTAATGCTGTCAACAACAAATTGTGTTGCACACAAAATAAATCGCAAAAGTGAAAATAAACCTGTGGATAACTTATTTTGCTACTGGGTGAAAAATAGTCATGAGTTAGGCTATTTGCCAGGCGTAAACCGCCCAACTTTTGTGGCGGATTTCGGCGGGTTTGAAACCTAGTTAGGCTATCTAGGCTATTTGTTTTATAGTCATTGATGAAATGAAAAATGATATATAGAATATAACCTATATGGTTTTCGTCACTTCGCGGCGACTTAAAACCCGATAGCCTAAATAGCCTAGAACGCCTAACTTACCCTCAAACTTTACGTTAACGTCAATCAATTCGTCAGCGACTTGTTATCTCATAGCCTAGATAGCCTAACTGGTGTATTAATACACTAACACACCTAGCTAGCTAGCAATGTGTTTTTTACTGACACCAGTGTCAGCAATAGGGAAAGGCCAATCCTACGCCAGCCAGAACAAAAGCAGAACGCTAATCACTGTGTTAACACAGCAACACACCTACTGCTGGCAGCACTGTGTTAGTGTATTAATACAGTAAATATTTAGACGGGGTGGGTAGGGCCGGTGGGCCGCGTGACTGTCACGGGAGGGATCGCAAACAATTTTTATTTTTTATAAATTTCACTGCATCAAAGCCTGTTGCGTATCTGCGTCCTTTGGATTATTGTACGCCCAATGACTTTCTACTCACTGCCATTTACACCAGAGCGGGTGCAAGCCACCGAGTCGCGGCTGGAGTCTATCTATGAAGCTGCCCGCTACGGCCTAAAGGGTGACAGCCTAGCTATGGCCGCCGGCATGACCCCGCGGCAATTTCGCGTGTTGGCCGACGCTGACCCGCTGGTCGAGATGGCTGAGATCAAGGGTCGTGCTGACGGCGAGATGACTGCGGCCAAGACCATGTACGAAGCGGCACGCGATGGTGACGCTAAGGCTGCACTCGACATACTGAAGCACAACCATGGCTGGGTAGCCAAGCAGCAGATCGACGTAAACATCGACCAACAGATAAGCATCACAGGCGCGCTAGAAAAAGCACAAACGCGCGTCATCGAAGGGCTGTACACAGAACTGCCCGCAATAAAGGAAGAGACTAATGGCCAGCAGACCTCCGTCACCCGCTTACTACACACCGCTCCCGAAAGATTTGACGCCGGAAGAGATGAACGTAATCCAGTACCACAGGGACAATCTGGACAATAACACGTTTATAACAGAACCAGACGGCAGCCCGACAACATTCAGAGGCGCGGTTATGGGTGTAGATAACGGCGCTATGCTGTTCCCGCGGTACAGGGACGGCGTTATATTAGAGCCGAGTACGGCGCAGCGTTTAGCCGCGCGGTCAGGAATTAAGTTTCCTGTGTACAAAGATGACAAAACGGCGCTTGCCCGTGAGCAGTTTCTGCATGAAGTCATGAAAGCTGACAGCGATGCGTATATGAAACAGAAGCCTAAACGCTAATGCAAACCACAATATACTCAGCCCAAGACGAGATGGAGTTGATGGCGCGGCTGTGGTCGCCGACGCTGAAGGATGACCCACTAGCGTTCGTGCTGTACACATTCCCGTGGGGCCAAGCCGGCACGCCGCTGGAACACTTCCCCGGACCGCGTAAATGGCAACGTCAGATACTTGCCGACTTGCGTGACCACATCAAAGAGAACAACGGTAAGGTTGACTTCGACACCGCGCGCATGGCGATTGCGTCAGGACGCGGTATTGGCAAGTCGGCCCTAGTCAGTTGGCTAACGATATGGATGCTATCATCAAGGATCGGCAGCACTACCATCGTGTCGGCAAACTCCGAGGCGCAGTTGCGCTCAGTAACATGGGCAGAAATAACCAAGTGGCTGGCGATGTCGTTGAACAGTCATTGGTTCGAGATAGCCGCCACACGCATCATGCCAGCCAAATGGCTGACAGAACTGGTCGAGCGTGACCTCAAGAAAGGTACGCGCTACTGGTCAGTCGAAGGCCGGCTGTGGTCCGAAGAGAACCCTGACGCCTACGCTGGTGTCCACAACTTCGACGGTGTGATGCTGATATTTGACGAAGCCAGCGGTATCCCTGACAGCATCTGGTCTGTCAGTGACGGCTTCTTCACAGAGAATACACCACATCGGTTCCATCTGGCCTTCTCCAACCCACGGCGCAATACTGGCTATTTCTACGAAACGTTCCACAGCAAGCGGGCGTTCTGGTCAACGCGGGTCATCGACGCCCGCGATGTCGAGGGTACAGATAAAAACCTGTACCAGCGCATTATTGATGAGTACGGGCCAGACAGCTACCAAGCCAGTGTCGAAGTGTACGGCGCGTTCCCGTCAGAAGGTGACGATCAGTTCATCGGCAGCAACTTGGTCGATGACGCCATGAAACGTGCGCCTGCCAAGGACACCAGCGCGCCCATCGTCATAGGTGTAGACCCGGCACGGTTCGGGGCTGACGCTACCGTCATCGCTGTGCGCCAAGGACGTGACATCCTAGAGTTGCGAAGACACCGCGGCGCGGACACAATGGAAGTGGCAGGCCATGTCATCGACGCCATAGAGCAGTTCCAGCCGGCGCTGGTCTGCATCGACGAAGGCGGGCTAGGCGCAGGCGTCGTAGACAGGCTGAAGGAACAGCGGTACAAGATACGCGGCGTGAACTTCGGCAACAAGGCTAAGAACCAGACGATGTGGGGTAACAAGCGCGCAGAGATGTGGGGTGCCATGCGTGACTGGCTCAGGACGGGCCACATACCATCAGATAGGTTCCTGAAGACAGACCTCATAAGCCCGCGGACCAAGCCTGACAGCCGGGGGACGCTGTTCCTTGAAAGCAAGAAAGATATGAAGTCACGCGGGCTGGCCTCGCCTGACGCAGCGGACGCCATAGCGGTCACGTTCGCGTTTCCTGTAGCATCTACTGATCCGCGTCTGACACGCGTTGACAAGCATCGCACAAGAGGCTATTCTCCCGCGGGAATATCTACTAGCTGGATGGGTTCGTGAGCATGGCTGACAAGAAAAAATCAGTGTCGCTATCCGTTGGCAGAGGCGAGAAACTGCCTGTGTCAAAGGGTGCGGGTCTGACAGCGGCTGGCAGAGCCAAGTATAATGCTGCTACAGGTAGTAACTTAAAGGCGCCTGCGCCCAGCCCGAAAACAAAAGCAGATGCGGGACGCAAAGCGTCATTCTGCGCGCGCATGGGTGCAGTAGCTGCTAAGGCAAAAGACGGCGAGCGTGCCAAAGCTAGTTTGAAAAGGTGGAAATGCCCATGAAACCCGGATTGTATGCAAACATCAACGCCAAAAAAGCCCGCATTGCTGCTGGCTCTGGCGAGAAAATGCGTAAAGCAGGCGACAAAGGTGCGCCTTCAGCTAAAGATTTCAAAGACAGCGCCAAAACCGCTAAAAAACCAGCTAAGAAGGGTAAGTAAATGCCAGCCAACAAATATACGCGCAGCCTGTACAAGCCCGGCACTGTAGCATCTGAGAAAGCTGCGATTGCCAACCGCGACCCAGCCCGCAAGGCTGCTGCCGAAAAGATCATGCGCGAAGAAGGCACGACAAACCCCGGCGGCGGACGTGCAGTCAAGATGCCTGCCAAACCTACCGCACCAAAGCCAGTGCAAATGATCCGCACGACGGTAAACATGAAGTCAACCCCAATGGGCAAAAAGCGTTAATCATGCCCCTTAGTAAGTCACCCAGCAAAGCTGCGTTCCGCAAGAACATCAAAGCAGAAGTAAATGCGGGCAAACCTGTGAAACAAGCCGTCGCAATCGCCTACAGCGTGAAGCGCGCCGCCAGCAAAGGCAAGAAATAATCTATGGCCGACCCCACAGGCATTGAAGCGGCAGGCAAAGTCGCCAACGTAGGATCGAACGCGCCTAAGACAACGCGCGACGATCACGATAAGATGGCTACCATGCGTAGCCGTCTTCAGATGGCGCAGGCTGCGTATTCAGACAGCCGTGAGGACGAACTAGACGATCTACGCTTTATGGCCGGCAGCCCTGACAACCAGTGGCAGTGGCCTGCTGACGTGTTGTCAACACGCGGCAGCGTGCAAGGACAGGCTATCAACGCACGTCCATGCCTGACAATCAACAAGCTGCCACAGCACGTCCGTCAGGTAACAAACGAGCAGCGTCAAAACCGACCAAACGGTAAAGTAATACCCGCGGATGACAACGCCGACGTACAGGTCGCTGAAATCTTCAATGGTGTGGTCCGCCACATTGAGTATATGTCAGATGCGGACGTTGCGTATGACACAGCCTGCGACAACCAAGTCACTTACGGCGAAGGTTACATCCGGCTGCTGACTGAGTATTGCAACGACGATACGTTCGACCAAGACATCAAGATTGGCCGTGTCCGTAACGCATTTAGCGTTTACATGGACCCCACCATCCAAGACCCATGCGGCTCAGACGCCGAATGGTGCTTTATCACCGAAGATATACTAAAGTCAGAATATGAGCGTTTGTTCCCTGACGCGTCGCCAATCAGCACATTATATAGCCAAGGCGTTGGTGATCAGGGCATTTCGTCGTGGCTGCAAGAAGATACAATCCGCATTGCGGAGTATTTTTACAACGTCTACGACTCCGAAACGCTGCATCTGTACCCAAATAACCAGACTGCCAAGGCTAACTCGCCAGAAGACAAGCAGCTTAAAGAAATGTACGGCAAACCGCTTCGCACACGCAAAGTGGACCGAAAAAAAGTCATGTGGATGAAGACCAATGGCTATGACATTCTTGATGAGCGCGAGTGGTCAGGCAAATATATCCCCGTCGTGCGCGTAATTGGCAACGAATGGGAAGTTGACGGCCAGATATACATCTCTGGGCTTGTGCGTAACGCCAAAGATGCCCAGCGTATGTACAACTACTGGACCAGCCAAGAGGCAGAAATGCTTGCCTTGGCGCCTAAAGCGCCATTTATCGGTTACGGCGGCCAGTTTGAAGGCTACGAAAACCAGTGGAAGACTGCCAACACGACCAACTGGCCGTATTTGGAAGTCAACCCAGACGTTACAGACGGCGCTGGAGGCGTTCTACCGCTCCCGCAACGCGCACAGCCACCTTTGCCCCAAACAGGTCTGATACAGGCTAAAATGGGCGCTGGAGAGGACATCAAGGCCACAACCGGCCAGTATGATGCGTCGCTAGGCGAACAAGGCAACGAACGGTCGGCAAAAGCTATCGTCGCACGCGAAAAGCAGGGCGATGTTGGCACGTATCACTACGTTGACAACCTTGCGCGGGCTATTCGCTACATCACACGCCAAATCGTCGATATGATCCCTAAAATCTACGACACACAGCGTATTGCACGCATCATTGGTGCTGACGGCGAAGTCAGCATGGTCAAAATGGACCCGTCGCAGGAAGAACCAGTGCGTGAAGTGCGCGATGCTGAAACCGGCGGGCTGATCGAAAAGATTTACAACCCTGGCGTTGGTACATACGACGTTATGGTCACTACTGGCCCCGGCTACATGACCAAGCGTCAAGAAGCACTCGACGCTATGAGCCAGATTCTGCAATCCAACCCGCAGCTTTGGGCTGTTGCGGGCGATCTGTTCATTAAGAACATGGATTGGCCCGGCGCGCAGGAAATGGCAGAACGGTTCAAGAAAATCCTTGACCCCAAGGTACTTGCTACCGGCGATGAGTCACCTGAAATGGCCGCAGCGCAGCAGCAGATGGAAGCTATGGCGCAAGAACTCAACCGCATGGTCGATATTATCGAAGGCGTGCAGGCTGACGTTGCAAAGCGCGAAGTAGACATCAAGGAATACAAGGCGCAGGTAGACGCCTACGATGCGGAAACAAAACGTATCAGCGCGATGCAAGCAGGGATGACAGAAGAGCAAATTCAGGATATTGTCATGGGGACGATTGCTGGCGCGTTAGACACAGGTGATTTGATTAGCGGATCACCAGAAATGCGTGAGCAACCTGAAATGAACGAAGAAATGCCTCCGCAGCAACCAATGCAAGATATGGGCGGTATGCCTGAGATGCCACCTGAAGGAATGATGGAATGACTATAAGCCTCAAACATACCTTTACGTCTGCCAAAACTGACAGCGCCGACGCAACGCTTGTCCAGCCGTCCAACTGGAACCAAGAACACGTATTGACCGCCGCCGCTGGTAAAGTTCTTGGTCGCGATACGTCAGGCGCCGGCGCGGTACAAGAGTTGCCAATCTCCGTAACGTCTGCGGGCAACGTCACTATACCTAACAATTTTGCCGTCACAGGCACTACGGGCCTTACAGGCAATACAACGGTTACTGGCACACTTGGTGTTACAGGCGCTGCAACTCTTAGCAGTACACTTGGCGTCACAGGGGCTACAACTCTTAGCAGTACACTTGCCG